CCAATTTGGAAGAATTAAGAGACAGAACGACAGGTCTTGTGTTACGAAGACTCAAAGAAAACGTATTGGACTTACCCGAAAAAATAATAACTCCCGTTTATCTTCGATTGAAATCGAAAGCATATGAAGAAGTTATGGGAGAATATTATGATTGGTATGATAAGAACCCTGAAGAATCAAAATCATTAACGGTACAATTTACTAAACTTACCAAAGTACGACAAATCATCGCGGATGAAAAAATACTTCAGACAATTGAAATTGCTGAAAACATTATTGAACAAGATAAGAAGGTAATCATTTTCTGTAACTTCACTGATTCTCTAAATAAGATTTGTCAACACTTTGGAAAAACCGCAGTCAAAGTGGATGGTTCGATGTCAAAACCTGAAAGACAACATAGTGTAGATAGTTTCCAAGAAAATGATAAAGTCAAAGTATTTGTTGGTAATATTAAAGCTGCAGGGGTTGGTTTAACTTTAACTGCGGGTGAAGCGGTAATCATGAACGACCTATCATTTTTACCATCCGACCATGCTCAAGCGGAGGACAGAGCATATAGATACGGTCAAAAAAATAACGTGTTAGTTTATTACCCAATATTCGAAAATACAATCGAAGGAATTATCTATGACATATTAAATAATAAAAAACAAGTCATAGCAACCGTAATGGGGGATAACCTTAATTCATCTGATATGGCTGAAGAAATTTTGAAGAGAATAAACGAAATCAGAAAATAAACTGACTTTGTGTTATTTATAGTAAATTAAAGCCAACAATGAATAAAACAGAAGAAAAGATTCAACAACTCGAATTACAGATTATAGAACAAAAAGTGACGAGGGAAAAAGAGTTGTTAATCACTGAAATGAAAAAAATTGGAATAGAAAAATTACCCTATTCCTACTCCGCCCTCAAACAATTTATCGACCCCGAAACAATGGATTTCCATTACAACAAACATTACAAGGGGTATGTTGATAAATTAAACGACGCTCTCTCCAAGAAAAAATATGGAGATTTGGACTTAGAACAAATAATCAAAACAATAAGTCGATTTGATAAAACAATCAGAAACAACGCAGGTGGAGCATTCAACCACGCATTGTTTTGGAACATGTTAACACCTGAACCCAAAAGACTCAAAGGGGATTTACAGAAAAAAATACTTAAGGAGTTCGGTAGTTTTATTTTGTTTAAGAAAAGATTCGAAGAGATTGCCAAAGAAAGATTTGGGTCAGGATGGGTTTGGTTAGTTTTGACAGGTAGAAATAGTTTGAAAATTATGTCCACCCCAAACCAAGATAACCCTTTGATGAATATTATTGAAGGTGGAGGTTTTCCGTTATTAGGTTTGGATTTATGGGAACACGCATACTATCTAAAGTATAAAAACAAAAGAGATGAATATATTTCTAACTTTTGGAAAGTGGTGAATTGGGAATTTGTTTCCAAACTTTATGATATGAAAACAGAAACAAAACTTTTGGAATCTGTTGAAATGAAAAAAATTATCAAAGAATTCAAAGAACCAAAATTTTGTGATTCAAATGAAATTACTTTTTATAAGGAATTAATCAACAACCCTAAGATAAAAAAATTATATCAAGATGGTGTTACTGATGTTTTGAAAAAAGTATTTCATGAATATTGGGTGGAGAGTAATGAAAAAGAAATGTCAGGATTTTATGGGATTGAATCCGACAGTGCTAGATCTGTTTTGAATAACTTGAATACCAATTTCAATACTTTTTGTTTATTAACAAAAGCAATCAATAGACAGATAGAATCAATTAACAAGCCTAACAAAAAATTCGATTTTTCCATCAAAGAGAAACGAACAATTAGTGAGGTTAATAGACTTATTGCGGCATTAGATTATTTCAAAAAAGAAATTTTTACAAAAAACAACGAAGATTTTGTTAACATAATAAGTGTGTTGTTGAAACTTTGGGATAGAGGACAAAAATCTGAAGACAAAGTTATTTCTAAAATAGAACAATATTTCGGTAAAGATTCTTCAGTTGAAAAGATAGGTGGACATGGTCAAAAGAGTGACGCATTCAAAGGAATTGATTTGATTGTCAATGTTGGTGGTAAAAAACACACTGCTCAAGTGAAACCTTTTTCTTCAATAAAAAAAGAAGGAGACAAAATCACAGTTTTAGATACAGGTAATGTTAAACCATATAACGTAGATTGGATGATATTTATAAACACAAAGTCTAATAAAATTCTAATTATCGAGAATAATCCGATTGAGAGTCGTGACCAATATGTTTTTAATACGTCATCTCTAATTCACGAAATAGATTAACAAAGATATTTATATTATATGTCAGCAATACCAGAACCAGAACGAAGTAGGATATACACTAGAATTAAACACCAATTAGGTGCTCCACTCAGAAGTGTTGAACTCGAAGACGAAATGTTGGATTCACTAATGGAATTAGCCATAGGGGATTATGAAGAATATATCCTCCAGTGGTTAATCGATTCACAGTGGGTTAATCTCGTAAACTTGAATATGAACGAAAGGTCGGTTGCCAGAGCGTTGGTAACTCGAACTATGGATTTTGAACAACAATTCAGTTATTCATATTCTAAAATTGTGGGTCTTCAAACTGAAGGTCCTTGGGTTCTAAAAAAAGATTATTTCATTTTAAGTGCTAATACACAAACTTATGAAATTCCTGCAGGACGAGAGGTCAACGAACTATTATGGTTTTCTAACCAAGCATGGACCGCATTTGGTTTAGGTGGACTTGGAGGATTTGGATTTGGTGGTATTGGATTAGGAGCCAATGAAGCGGGTTACGCTCAAATGGGTTATCAGGGGTCATACTTTATGATGTCAGGATTTGACTACTTGATTAGAATGCAAGAAGCTAACATCCTCAACAGAATTTTAGGAGGTTCATTAACTTATAGAATTACAGGTCTCCCTGATGGAAAAAAACTTATTCACTTATATAATACTCCTGGTGGAAAATTCAATTGGTCAAACTATAACCTTTACGTAGGTAAAGCGGTATGGTATTGGTATTACGATGTTGAACCAGATAGTAGAGCCGATTGTTTGAAAAACAATCCTGACATAATTAAACTTCCTACTGATGTACCTATTGAAGAATTAACTTGGACGGACATAAATGTACCAGGACAACAGTGGGTTAGAAGATGGTTTACCGCGTATTGTAAAGAAACTTTAGCAAGAGTAAGAGGAAAGTACAGTGGTAATCTGAAAACACCTGATAGTGAAATCACTATGGATTATCAAAGTTTGTTGACTGAAGCTAAGGACGAAAAAAGTAAATTAATCGAAGAATTAATTGGAGCAGAGGGTTGGTTGACAAGAATGAGACCTGAAAAAGTAATGGAGAGAGAGGCTTTAATCGCCGAGAATCTAAATAAACAAATGAAGTTTAGAGCAATGCCTCGACAAATATACGTAATTTAATTTTATGGCAATAGTAAAATCAATACCTTCAAAAAGAATAATTAAAGGAGAAGTTCTAACGGCTTCAGAAATTTCTGTAGTTTCAGAAACAACTTATAGAACTAACGGAGAAAGTTGTATTATTGTAAGAGGTGTTGCTCAATCAGTAATAATATTGGATTCAAAAAATACCGACCACGTTGTGGTTAAATCAATGACCAACCTCACCATACTTCCTGATGTCGGACTAATCGACGAAGAATATGATGAGGTTGTTGTTGATAAGTTTGCTTGTATTGAATTTAGATTTGTTGGTGGAAATTGGTATATCCTTTCTAGTGACGGACTTAAACAGTCATAAGTTTTTCCTCCCAACCTTCTTCAGCTAAGTCATACATATAATCAGGACTTAGACCTCTTTTTTCCCAATACTTGAGTTCCAATTCAGTAATATCCAACACGTCCTCTTGTAATCTATCTTGGTCGCCTTCAGATAATGGGTGTCCATTAATCAATTCACATTGAGACGTTGTGAAGATTCCCCTTTTCTCAGGGTCACTCACAATCAAACCGTTTCTTACTTCATCTTGGAATACAACCATTAACGGTTCAATTCTTTTGTTAAATGTTACTATTGCTCTTGGTACATTATAATCACCAGTAAGGGTTGGGTCATTACTCAAAATATCTTTATCCAACATATAACAATTAACAATTACACCATCAGTAATAAGTTTTGATTTAGGGTCATTCAATAGATTCAAAGCATTTGTATCTTTGATTTGTTTCACCGTCATTTTCTGAACGTCTCCTTGTGAAGCCTTAGTTCCATTGTTGACATACATAATAACATCTCCCAAGTTAACATTTAATCCATTTTGGATTGCAAGTTCCATATGTGCCATTCGGGACATACTATTACCTGACTTAGTTTTGGTTGTTAATCTTTTGTTGTATTCATCAATACTCAACTTCACTTTAGCACGTTGAGCGATTTTAGACAAAGGAATTTTTTTATCATAGATAATTTGAATATACTCGTAATAGTATTCAACGAATCCTTTCCCGTCCCCTTGTAATAACATTTTGATACCTTTATCCAAAAACTCTTCAATATAAATCGGAAGTTTTTTTGACTTGATACTGTTACCTGTAAGTTTGATTTTACCCTTTGCATCCATAACCGCATAATTCTTACGAGCCAAGTTGATACATGATGGCCAAACACCATCAGTATCCAAAGCCATTTCTCCTCTCATGAATATATCGTTATACTCCGCAACATCCGCCTCAGGTCCGAAATATTCTTTACCCAACTTAACCTTCCAATTCAAACCACGTCCAACATAAACTCGATTCTTAGCATCTTCAGGTGTTGAAAAGTTCACACCGTCAGTGTCCATTACCAACGGAACATATCCTTTCGTCATAAAAAACTTAATCATCTGACGAAGATATTGTCTTCCCGTACAAGTAATCTGTTCACCCATATACATGTCACCCCAAGCATAAACCTGAGGAGCGGATAACGCACCGAACATGGAGTTAATAAAGATTTTAATAGGTAATTGTTTGTTACCGTAAGACTCAGATTTTTTTCTGTCTGTTTCGTAGTATTGTTCCGCTAAGTTTTTGTATTTGATACGAGTATCACGGAACCACTTCAACATACCTTTCATCGCACCTGTTACGTCACAATCAGGAAATACGTCGTGTACCAACTGAATGGAGGGGTATAGAGACGAGAAGTCAAGCTTGAGTACGTTCTTACTATATCCTACCTTAAGTAGTCTTGAGAGACCTCCAACGAAGTCAGTTTTAGATTCTTTGGCAGGAATGGCAATGTTATGTTTATAAGACCATGCCATCATCAACATCTTCCACAAAGTTGCGGTACCCATAGTAGATACTCTCTCATAGGTAGTTGGAATCATCGCAGCAAGTAAGAATGAACCTTGATTGAATTCTTGGTCAACTTTCAAGGTTTCGTCCAAGTCATCGTCAAGATATCTTTCTACCAAATTGTCTCCCGTTACTTTGAGATAAACATCACTTCTACTCTCACAAATCTCATCTATCTTAGGGTCTTGTCCGACCTTACGGTAGTTTCCATTCTGTGTATTCAACCAAAACTCTTCTTTCTTAGTATAGAATGGTGCGATGTCCAAGTGGTCAATATACACTCGGTCTTCAGCTTCCGCATTAATATATTGGGTAATGTATTTCAAACCTGCGGATTTGATACTCGAATTGATTGCTTGTGCTCTACGAACTGCGTGAATAATATCAATAACATTATACCCCCAAATGGAAGTCTGAGTATATAACTCAACTTCGTTTGCAAGTTTCAACATACCTTCTTTTCTTGTGAATGAGTGGTCGGGGTGTAATGAACGACAAATCTTCTTTGGGTCAATCCCCAATATTTTACATCGTTCGAATATCCAATGCCAGTCGAAGTTTGCTGAATTGTATCCACCAATAATACTTGGTTTCAATTCATTAATAATACTGAAAAACTCTATGATAGCACCCCTCTCTTGAGATTCGTCAATACATTCAATTACTTTATGATATCCTTTGTTTGTTTTGATTCCAATCATGAATATACGACCGTCTTTTGGTTCCAATGCGGTCGTTTCCAAGTCAAATACCAATCGGGTAACTTGGTTATAATCTTCAAATCCTTTGAACAATCTTTTTTCTTTTGAAACAAGATATTGTTCAACAGGAGACAAAATAATTATTTTATCTTTTGTTCTCTCTCCCCACGGGTCGCATCCACCTTCTCTAAAAAATTGAACAAGTTCACGATAACCTTTCAGAGATTTAACCATGAAGGTCATACCTCTTTCTAATCTTTTATTACCGTGTGTATCAAGTTTTTCAATCATGATACCATGTTTGGTCATGGCTTCCTTCTGAGCGGCTTTTGAACCACCATAGAAGTTAATATCCCGTAAGTCACCAACCCATGCGAATGGTGTAAATGTATCCTTACGGATTTCTTTACCCTTACCAGGAATTTCTTTGATTTTGTAGATGGAGTTGGAAGCGTAGTCGAATTCGATAGCGACTATAAATTCTTCAGGGTCGTTTCCGTGTAGGAACGATTCAATTTCTTGTTCTGTAAACATTTTCTATATACGAGTGGTTTATTGGCTTTCACACTAACGTGAAGTTTACCTTACTCATCATGTATAAATATAAAAAAAATTCGTGCCTTGTCAAATAGGAGACTATAAGAAAAGTTTTGGGCTATTTGAGTTTCCCTTAAATGTCCTCAAATAAGAACCATCTGTTGAAAATGCTGAGGTGATAATTTTAAAGTTTTTCAAATCATCCGCCAACACAATGAACTCCAAATAATTCATAAAATACGGTAAACCCAAATCATCTCCTACTTCTTTGATTACTGAAATAGTATTATTTGGTCTTACCAAATCTAACTTTGACATTCTGTTCTTTATTTTATCAAAGTCGTCAATAAAAATACTTCCAATTAATTTATTGGGAGCTCCGACTCTTTCGTAAAATTTTGGATTGTTTACAAAATTATAATCGTAAATTTCCACAATTTCGTCAAGAGATTTATTTCCTTGTCGTTGGTTCCATTGATGGTATGTTGCGGATAAATTTATTAAAAATTTATCATAAACAAAACTTACAATAGGTAATGACCCATCAGGTTTTACTTGTTCTAAAATTAAATCGGATAATAGTCGGGTTAGTTTCATATATTAACAACATGCTGTTTCTGATATGAAACTATCTTGAATGTTTATGTATAATTCTTCCCTAATTGGTAATATTAAATTACCTTCATCATTTCTAATTAAAAATTGCCCTTGATATCGACCAGCCGTATTTGTATCTCTTGAACTAAACTTGAAATAAATGTAGTACTCAGGTGCCGCACCCAAAGGTAGAATTAAATTAACGATTTCACAAGGAGCAGAAACAATCTTTGGAATACCTGTTTCCACATCAATCATGGTAAAAAATATTGTCGAGACCTCAAGGTCTTCCATGAGTTGTTGGTATCCTGCTCTTCCATCCTTTACCACCTGCATTTTTAATACAGGGAGAGTCGCGTTCTTTTTAATATAAAATTCCATAACAATAAATATACTGTTATGACTCTTTACGAAGCCCCCTCTCGTAATGTTCAAATCTATCGTGCTCCGTTGGTGTTAATAATAACAATGCGGGATTTAATTCTCCTTTTTTAACTAACTGATACATATGAGACATCCAAGTTTGTTCAAATGGGTGTGCCCAAGTTGTATCTAAAAACATTTTTTGATTTCCTGTTCTACTAACAATCTGAGGCCAATTACAATAATAAACATCACCCACAGCATAAGGTAAACCTTTGTGTGATAAAACTGCATGAAATGCGGTCTTAGGAGCATTTGGGTCTAATCCCATTTCAGGTAATCTTGGTTTATCGGGCCAAAATTCTGTTCTAACATGTTGTGGAACATTATACCAAGACCACTGGGTACCGTTGTCACCATAGAATTCAGAGTAATTAAGTTTCAAGAAATCAAAGTTTTCTTTTTTAATAATTTCCAAAGACTTACTGTACAGATTTGGAACGTATCTATTGAAACCATTTCTACAAACTGTGCCTTCATTTGGATAGAAAAACATATCATCTTCAAAAAACAAATAATAATCCAAGTCTGTCTCATTTTGGAAGTGTTCAGCAATCCATTGTCTTCCTCCACAAATTCCTAAATTATCTTTTTTAATGTGTTCAAATCCAAATTCTTTACAAATTACCGAGTATTCCTCAGTGGTTGATAAATCACTTGAATTGTCTAATAAAAATTTATTAGTCTTATTAATATAATCTTTGTCGTAAGCCAACATTGAATCAATTAATGTCTTGAACTGTTTTGGGCTGTTAAATGTGATTACATATAGACCTACTTTGTTTGTATCCAAATTATTTACAACTTGCACAGAACTTTCGTTTTTAACTTTAAGGGTATCATTTTTTAGGTCTTCAAAAAACTTACCCACCAATCCATTTGATTCAATTTCAAAATAATTAAACAAATCGGAGTGTTTGTAACACATAATACTGAACAATGATTCTTCAGTACCCATATAACCTTCATCTAAAGTACTTTTCATGAGTCCATAATAAATTGAGTTCACATCACCAATCGTATGCTTTGGTCCACCAAAAAAACCTCCTCTAGCAACTTTAGTTACTTTTGAACCGGCAATAGAATTCAACTTGGAGTATTCGAATCCATGAATTTCTCTTTCAGCGTCATAAGGAAAACAAACAAATGAAAATTTGGAAATATATTTAGATAAGTTACCCAAAACCTTATCATGTGTAAAATAACCTGGATGTACGGTATTTGTTAATCCACCATCAATCCAAAACATATATTCCGAATTGAATTGGTCCATGATTTTAGCATCATGTAACAAAAACATTTTTGACATTACTAATGGATTATAGTTCTCCAAACGACCTTGCGTAGATTCCTTTAACCATCCAGATTGGTTGTACCATTCGGGATTCGTTCTAATTTCTTGAACTAATGGAAAAAACTCTGACTTGGTAAACCAACTAAGTGGTCTCGTAATAAATTGAGTGTTTTTTGTATTTCTTCTTTCAAAAACAAAAGATTTCAATTCTTCGTCTCCAAAGATTATAAGATTCTCTTCAACCTTTAATAACTGGTCAAATTTCTCTAAATAATGTTGATAAGACCTACTCCAACCTTCGGTTAGTTCTCCTCGGCCAATATCCCAAATACCTGTAACTAAAGTTATATTACTCATATATTCTATTAAATTCTTCTAATATTTTATAAAAACTTTTATTTTGTTGAAATAATTCTTCGGAGGTTCCTCTCGGTGCATTATCTCTACACCACCAAATATCAAAATGTTTTTTTTCAAAAAGTTCTTTGTGGTTATAATACATCAAACTCATTACATGTTCTTCATGAGGAATATTACGGTCGTCAACTATAATATTACTTACATAATTCTCAAAAAGATTGACAACTTCATCCCATTTACTCTTATGGCCACCAAAAAGACCTCCAATTATGTGTAATGACCTATCATACTCCGTATACCATTTTCTGTCAACCGTACCCGACCAAAAATTCCTATCATTCTCTTTACCGATAATTAAAAATTTATCATCAGTATCCACAATAATATTTTTCAAAAATTCGTTATTAAATAAAGAACTTTCATAATATCTTCTTATTAACCCATTATCTGTCAAATATTTTAATGGAATTAATCCGCAATGAGACAATCCCGCATCTATCCAATAGTAGTAGTCATATGATTTATCTTCATTCCACCACCAATGAAATTTGGAGTATTGTATTTCAATACATCTGTCAGACTTTTTAGTTTCCTCAATATTTTTACATTGATTTATTAAATCTCTGAACTTGGTTTGTGAAATATCAAAAACTTGAAACTTAAGTTTTTCGGGTGATATTTGGTGTTCCTCGTAAAAAAAGTTTTTTAATGAATCTAATTCTCGATCCGAAGTATAACATAAAAAGTCCGCATCCGTCATTTTGAGTAATGACAACAGACTGAATCTATAATGACTTCCTCGATTCATTCTTCCTCCATATTCGGTTCCATAAAGGTCACTATAAATCGAAGTTATAAATTTAACTCTCATAATAATATTGTTTATGATTATTTCCTGATTTAATCAGTTCATTTCTTTCCTCATCTTTGAATTCATGAGGTAATTTGAATGGAGAATAAAGATTCCAATTATATGTTTGAGTATAAAAATTATTATACATTCCCTGTGATACATCAGAATAAGACCTTCTTTGTGGTGCTATTGGTAACATCGGACAATAACTTTGAAACTTAGGATAAATGAATTTTGCTAAATAACCATCTATGGGGTGATAAAAGTCACCACTTGCGGTGAATGAATTCTCTGAAATTTTGGTAATTTCATCATAAACTGAAATATCATAAATCAACATATTAGTTGCGTATGTTTCAGCGTAATTGTTTTTGTGGTCTGAAGGTAAATTAGTTAAATCCAAAAGTGTTTCAAAGTTTTCACTCACATTCAATTTTGAATTAAGTGTGGGTGTAACATTAAAAACACCAAATTCAATTTTGTCAGATTGTTCTTCAATTTTGTTTAATAGAGATTTGGCATAAGGCATAAAAATACAATCGTCCTCAATTACCATAACTCTTTTATACCCTCGTTCTTTAGCAATTTTAATTATTTCCAGATGAGATAAGGTGCAACCCATATAATCACCACGATTTACGGCATTGAATCTCTCCCATTCCCATCCAATGTAGTCCATCTCCTTACGGATATTTTCCAAATTTTCCGGTCTAGATTCTAAATTTATTACAAACTTTGGTATTTCTGAAAATTTCATTAAGATACTACATTGTGATTTAATTGTCCCGTTAATCTATCACACCAACCTTTAGACTCCGAGTGAGGCCATACAACCCAATATGATGGTAAAACTGTTGTTGGAAATTCTCTCCACACTTTACAATATTTATCAGGGTCTCTGAAAAATCCTGAAATTTCATTCTTGTCAGCATCTTTTCTGAAAATAGTTTCATCATTTGGACCGTGAAATGCAACCACCCAAAAATCATAATCCTTTTCAGGAACACTTGAATATCCGACATCAATACAATGCTTATATATTGTTGAGAAACTTTTCTTCCACTCCTCTTCGTCTTCAATCACAGGACTAGGTGCATATTTTTTGTCCAAACAATGTTGGTCAATAGCTCTTTTTTCAAACAATAAACCTGCATATCTTTCATATTCTCTAAGTGTTCTTACCGTACCGAATCCGTATGGACCATCGTGTCCTTCTTGAGTTTCACCGTCCATACCAAATAATTTTCTATTTGTTAAGTGAGAGTGTTTATTCTTATCTCCCCAAGTTTTGTCGTCATCCCATTGTTTGGTTCTACCTTTACGGGTATACTCATGATACACAACAGGAATGTGTGGGTGGAACAAATCATAACCCCAAGTGTATGCTCTTGCAGCGATTGAAATCTCTTCACCGTGGAAATAATATTCTGGATTGTGTTGTACTTCATTTGAGAATTCTCCAAGAGTAAAACAGAAGTGAGCTGAATAGAACCTTGCGGTTACTGGTTTTGTCATTTCTCTCCAACCTGGAATTGTTTCAGGTAAGAAGAATACTGCACCTTCAGGAATGAATCTATCAAATGCCATTCTCCAAGCATCTTGTGATCGTCCTGCAGGGTCATTTTCAGGGTCAAATGACGGTACATAACCTGTTAGTAAAGGTTTCTTATATCCATCCTTTTGTAATCCCTTAATCATCTTAATTAGGACATCATCCCAATCTTTAATGAATCTCATGTGGGAATCAATTTGTAGGGTGTATTCTTCACCACCATAAAGTTGTTGTGTTAGATTTCTTGCCCAACAAACACCTCTCGATTCTTGATAAGGAATATCCAAAATTTTGAATCGTTTGTCTTTTCTAAACTCATCCAAATTATCGAATCCATCAGATTCACTGTATTGTCTTGCGATTCCAAAAACCAAGTTCTTTGGTCTTTTAGCATTTGCAATCATGTCTTTTAATGTTGGGACCAACTGTGGGTCTCTGTAAGAAGCAATTTGAATAAAAATTTTCATTTGAAATATATTTTATCCTAAAAGTAAAAAACCCTCCGACAAAGTGGAGGGTTTTAAGTATATAATTATGAATTTTTTTTAATCTGTTATAGTCACAACTAAAACATCGGTAGAAAGTAATGGAGCTCCACCTGAAGTTACTAAAATTGGTACTGGTAATCCTGACCCCCCTGATATGACATTGACTCCGTTGACTAAAACTGAGTAGGTAATTGTACCACTACCATTTATTTGTATTATTGGTTGGTTATCAGTTGTACCATGTACTCCGAATAAAGTTTGTCCTGGATTTACAGGGAAACTACCTGTCGATTCACTAAATGGAATATTCCCTGAGTCATCAGTAAATGTCGCAAATGTCCCTACTGTTGAATTATTAATGAATGTAGCGTTCCAATTAGGAGTTACTGATGGTGTCGGTGTATTAGTATTTGTTGGTGTATTAGTTGGAGTTCCTGTTGGAGTTTCGGTATTCGTAGGAGTTGGGGTTGGAGTTATATAAGTACTCTCACAATCATTACATCCACCAGTTCCAAATGATGTGGTAAACGCGTCGTCTATCGGAGCATTTATCTTACTAATGACTGA